CGCCTTTAACGCGGATGATATCTGATCCATCCTGACCATATCTGGTTCTTTATCCTTGAACTTCTTATTAGCCGCGTCACGTTCTGCCTGAAACTTTCTCATGCCTTTCTTGGCATTGAGCATCTCTAGTAGAATATCTTTAGGTGCCTTATCAACCTTGTACTTCTTGCCCTCGAACTCAATTTCATCATCAGCTGGTTGTATGGCCGCAGTCTGTACTGCTGGAGGCTCGTTTACAGGCTCCTTAGCTGGTGCCTGTGTTGCCGGTGCTTGAACTGGCTGGTTCAATCCCATTACGCTATCGAACACTCCTACTAAATCATTCCCATTCGATTCATTACCCATTTTGCACATCTCCCATTGAGCGTCCCTATGCATAGGATGGCTCTGTCTGTCTTTTACGGTTTCCGTCTACAGAATGCAGATAGGACACAGCAAAGTACTAATGTATAGTAGCAGACTATGAGCCTGCCTGTCAAGTATTACTTATGTGATAAGCTCCTATAGCCCAATGGGTGGTAGTTCTCCCGGGGGTGTGCTTGGTGCCATCTGGGGCCCTGCCGCCTCGGCAGAACCTGCTGGACCGACAGGGGCCATTCCCGGCGCTCCTGCCATATCTGGCATTGGGGCAGCAGGAGCTGCGCCTCCTGCCAGAAGGGCCTCCTCGATTTTAGGCAATCCTGCACGCTCTACAATATGCTTGTAGATTAAGTCCTTGATTTTCTTCTCTAAGGATTTAAACTGCTGAGTCATTCTATACTTACGAGCAAACGCAAGCATCTGCACATGGTCCTCAAAAATCTCCGGTGGAACATACTTCTCTGTAGCTATGATTTCTTCAAAGTACTCGCGTTGGCGAGCCTCCGCCAAATTGATGTCGTCATAGAACCCCTCAAGGTCGTTAAGCTTCATGAGCTTTAAGCTCATCTGAGGGGTAACGCCTGCCTTCTCGAAGAGAGGTTGATACTGGAGTATTTCTTGGCGACGTGTCATAGGGTCGATGCTTAGATTTGTTCCATAAGATAGAACCAAATCATACCCTCCATCGATATCAGCTCCCTTGATGTCAACCGCCTCTAAGGCGTTCTCCTTGCCCATGACAGTAACGATACGGCCAATGGTCCAATTCTCACGAATAATATCCAAGTAGGCCTTGTAGACGTTCTCGGTTAGCATGGTGAACTTGTTGAAGAGCCTTCTTCTTATCATAGAGCCTTGGTTGACGGCATATTGCATAGCGAAGCCTGCTGTCTCACGGCTCTGCTGTCCAAACATACTTTCGTTAACACCAGACATATCGTCAATGCCTTGGCGTACTTGTTCCCTATAGCGAGACATATCTGGTATTAACTGAGGCGGCTGCATGTAGTGAGGAGGCTGGGTGCCTGTAATCTTAATAACGTCTCTTGGACTATTCGATAGAGAATCAGCTGCAACTTCACAGCCTTCGGGAAGGATGAGGCGCAAAACAGCATGTACTTCAAGGTTGTCCAAGACGGCACTATCTAAGCGATTTAGGACATCTTGGGGACGTGCAACGAAGTCCAAAAAAGACTTGCCCCATACTTTATTGGGCATATCAATATCTGTAAACTGATGATATGGGAGTCTAGCCTTCTTGGGGCTAGCCTCGCCTCCCTTGGCTCTTCCAAAGGAGAAGGGATTGGCCATCAGAGGAGAGAGCAAAGCGCCGTCTTCCCCACAGATACAATATTTTCCGGCATATCCATTCAGTGGTAGGCCCGTCTCCCAATATTCAAAGACTTGTACAACGTCATTCTTACGCTGGCCACTGTAGTCAGTGAACTCTTTCTTGCGATATTTTTCCAGAATCTTTACAGCATCTTTCCCTAGATTATCTGAGAATAGGAACAACGCCTGCTCATAGGGAAGAATTTTTTCTTCGAAGACATATCTTACCTTCTCCCAGATGTCGGCCTCTGGATCGATAAATATCCGTCTGGGGGATATTAAAGATATCTCGAAGTCTCCAGACATCAGACATAGTCCATCTGATTTAAGAGAAAGTATTTCGCCAAGCTCTGGATTCCAGAGGGTTTTTAGAAAGCCTGTGCCATAGTGTAGTGTATCGTTGCCACAAAGATCGAAGTATTCCTGCATGCGGTATTGGCGTAAGGAATATCTCACTAGCCTGTCAGCCGCGTCTGCTCTTCGAATATCCTCGATGTCGTTCGAGGTTGGAGATGTGGCTACCGCAGGGGCGTTCGCCGTCAACTGTGCATGGATGAAGCGTAAGTTCTTGAAAGCATAGGTAATAGCGATGGCCGACGGCGTATTATCAATATCTTCAGGTTGTGACGCTCCCACAACTGTCCTGCCATCAGAACCAGTATAAACGCCTGATTGTCCGGCGGACATCGAATCGCCATAGAGGATATAGTCTACCTGCTCCCAGTTGAGTTCTACTTCCCTACGTGCTTTCTTAGAGTTATCCAAACGAAGGGCTAGCTCTTTTTTCGGATCTTGCCAACAGGATATCTTCATAATCTTACCTTCTATATGAGCGGGATCTTGTCATTCGTATACGTTGCTTTACATTCTCTTTTATTTGCAGCTGAGCTGCTCTGGTCTTAATTGATTTTTCATGCGACATCATTATTTGCTGGTCCCTCGAATATACCTGCGGCATGGTCTCACTCTTGGGACGTAAGTCCCAGAAATACTGAGCAGTGTCGAGAAGATGGAAATGCTGGCTACTAATTATTTTTTCTCCGGCATCATTCCAGCGGCATGTTAGAAACTCTTCGCAAAGGAGTTCCGCATATCCACGAACAAGCTTTAGTTTACCAGAGCTTAATCCCTCTTGCAAGTTCTTTATTAGTTCTTCCTTACGTTGGGTCTTATTCCAAGGCACTAGATATATTCGTCCAAATTCCCTAGCAGTGGAATGAAACCACTGCATTGTATCCGAGACACGCCGAACAATATTGTAGGGAAGTGTCCTCTCATAAACTTCTTGCACCGTTTTGGTAGGAGACTTGTTTACATCCCCCTTGATATACTCTGCCTTCACGCAGAGCCACTGCCCCGATAGGGGGTCTTCTGCCCATATGGTGAGGCCCGTGATGCCCGTGCCTGCTGGATCTACGGCTTCCACATGTCGCCACCCTGTGGCGGAATAGTGAGCCGGTAACTCACACATCATCTGATCCATATTGAAGTGATAGACGGAGGACTCATCGCTTGACCATTCGCCATAGAGACGAGTACGCCTCTCGGCCTCGCTCCACATAGCCGAGCGTTGCTCAATTTCCTTGCGCTTCTCTGGCGTGCAGTTGCGTGGATTGTCCCAGACGGTCCATACATATTTCTTCGCATAGGGATCCTGAGCATTTTCTACGGCATTCTTCATTTGCATCGAACGGAGAAGCGGAGTAAATGCCACAAAGATATAGCCCCCATATGCATCTGTTCTCATCTGAATTTCAGTGAAGGTGCTAAATTCCTTTGGCATTTCATCGAAGAGAACATAGTGGGCACGATAACCTTGAAGGGCAGCTCGCGTCTCGTCAGATCCCTGACCATGTACTAAGAACAAGATAGTATTACCATTCTTCTCATTCACAGCCCCAACTACAACGGCCGCTGACTTCTTCTCTTTCCAGTCTTCCCTATCGAGGAGAAGAGGCCTAAGCTTGCGCTTCCATATCTCTTCTTCTATGTTAGTACGGTTTTGACCCGCTATTATTATGAACAAGGGAACCTTGCCCCAGCGTTCAGGGCGTTTCCAGGATGGATGGTTGTTATTAAGAATCCATGCTATCTCGCGTATACCAGCCGATGTCTTTCCTGACTGGTTGGAAGCCACTAGAAATCTAACTCTGATCTTTTCGATGTCATTTAGTATAAGTTGTTGAACAGGCCCCGGACGTGAATCCAGATCATTGGAATCAAAACACTGTGCCAACTTCATACGCTCAAGGCGAGCGGCTGCGGAAGCAACTAGTTTTAAATCTATGGTTGACATATTACTTTCAGACTTAGTAAGTGGGGATATCCATTACCTTACGTAGGAAACGAGCTGCTCGCTCCCGTAGGTCTGGTTCAGTATCGCTACTATTTACCAAGTCAATTAATTCGTCCACGCCTAGTTCAGAGAGTTTCATTACGTAATCCTAAACAATTCTATGTATGTAGATTTGATCTACTGTTAGCTTGTCGCCTGCGGCTCCTGTCCGTACTAATACTCGCACTTGGTCGCGCAAGAGAATAGGAGAAGCATCATTTGGATGAATCTGGATTGTCTTGGTGCCGGTAGTAGTAACTGCCAAGGTTGCAACATCAACCC